GAGATTCTTGCCGAAATCAACCGCGAAGTAGTCCGCACAGTGTATCTAACAGCAAAGGCTGGCGCTAACACAGGTACTGCTACACAAGGTACTTTCGACCTAGATGTTGACGCCAATGGTCGTTGGTCGGTTGAGAAGTTCAAGGGTCTAATGTTCCAAGTTGAGCGTGAAGCCAACCAGATTGCCAAAGACACTCGCCGTGGCAAGGGCAACCTAGTCATTTGTTCTTCTGATGTTGCTTCTGCTCTTCAGATGGCTGGTGTACTTGACTATGCTCCTGCTCTTAACAGCAACAACCTGAACGTTGATGACACAGGCAACACCTTCGCTGGTGTTCTCAACGGTCGTATCCGCGTTTATGTTGATCCATACGCTGCCGGTAACTATATGGTTGTTGGTTATAAGGGTTCTAGCGCATTCGATGCTGGCATCTTCTACTGCCCATATGTTCCACTACAGATGGTTCGTGCTGTAGGCGAAGATAGCTTCCAACCAAAAATTGGATTTAAGACTCGCTACGGCATGGTCGCAAATCCATTCGCTACAACCAACGGTCTGGGTGCCATTGACACAACAAGCCCCGCTGCTGGTGACCAAAACCTCTACTATCGTAGAGTTGCCATTACAAACATTATGTAATAGCAAGAGTAGGGTTAACCTACCGAAACTAAAGGGGAGAGTTATAACTCTCCCCTTTTTTATTATTCTATGATATCAGATAGTAGAACCTTTCGACAATTCAAAGTCTTTTTTGCTCTTGTTGATCCGGTATCCAAAGCAACAACAGTGGCAAGACGATTCCGATTCTCATCAGTAATAAGGATCAAATCACCCACGTTAAAGTCGTAATCGCCGTTCCAGATATAGTCCCTAGTCTTTCCAGAGACCATTAGTTTTGTTGAAATTGTAAAGTTTTCATTCATGTTTTTAACCTTTGTTTTTGTGTTTAATTTTACGAGTGTACGATTTCTTATTCTTAACCACTCGCTGTTTAAAAGGACTGTCCTTAACGAACAGTATTTTGTGTGCTCCTCTCATAATCACCAATCTTTCTTGAATCCGTTTTGTTCGTTGTGTTCATAACCAGCACGATATGCTGAAATTTCTTCTTCGGTCATTTCATCAGTACGAATCATTGGGCTTGTATTGGTACCACTCACAAAATAGTGAGGATAAAACTTCCGACCGTAATATGAATCAGCATCTCCACGGTCAAAAGGTCCGCCGTGACGGTCATCATATTCAACGCCTTGAAACATTACAGTCATTAGAAAGTTTCCTTTTTACCGGTTCCAATATCTGTCATTTCGGTAACAATGTAGTTCACACTACGGCTTTCAGTTACCTTTGCTGCCCATTCACAGGCGTCATCCCAGGACATAAATCCCATATAGTCATCATGAACGATGCCACGGAGATTACCTTGAACGAAGAGGCGTTTGAAAGCTACTTGACAGGGGTACATACTCAATTCCTAACCCATGATAACGGAGAGAAGAACGATGCCGATGATGGCATTCGGAAGAGCGAAAAGAACCTTCTTAGCGAAGATAATTTTCAGAGCGGTCTTCATAACGAGTTTCCTTTCCCTTTCGTTATAAATATAATATAAGCATTTCCTATGAAAATGTCAAGCACTTTTTTCAAAAAATTTTCAAAAAACATATTCAGCGTTCATTAATCTCAAAATCTTCGTAAATCTGACTCCAAGCTAGTCCCCAACATTGACCCCAACCTCGAACCTCGATTCGATTCAGAACTTGATATCAGACTTTATCCCGGACTTGATTGATATTCGTCATTTGGAATCTTTCCAAACTTGAGTGTGGACTTGATCCCAGACTTGAATCCGAACTTGATCTACAACTTGATCCCAGACTTGATCCCGGACTTGAACCTGGACTTGATCTAGAATTTGACGACAGACTTGACGCCAGACTTGATACTGGACTTGATTCATATTCATCATTCGAAATCTTCTCGAACTTTATCTACGACTTGACCCCAGACTTGATCTGGGACTTGATCCAGGACTTGATCCCAGACTTCATCCAGGACTTGATCCCAGACTTGACCCCAGACTTCATCCAGGACTTGATCCCAGACTTGACCCCAGACTTGATCTACAACTTGATCCCAGACTTGATACAGGACTTGATTCATATTCATTATTCGAAATCTTCCTGAAATTGACCCCGGACTTGACCCCGAACTTGCTCCCAGACTTGATCCCGAACTTGACCCCGGACTTGATCCCAGACTTGAGACCAGACTTGATCCCCAACTTGATTCCAGACTTGATGCAGGACTCGATTAATATTAATCATTTGAAATCTTCCCAGACTTGATCCTGGACTTTATACAGGACTTGATGCTGGACTTGATTCCGGACTTGAATCCGGACTTGAATCCGAACTTGATCTCGGGGTTGATTCCGAACTTGATCTCGGACTTGATCCCAGACTTGATCCCAGACTTGAGCCCGGACTTGATACAGGACTTGATTGGTGTTCGTCATTTGAAATCTTCCTGAAATTGTCCCCAGACTTGACCGCAGACTTGACCCCAGACTTGACTCCAGATTTGACTCCAGATTTTATCTCGGACTTGATCCTGGACTTGATGCTGGACTTGATCCCGGACTTGAGCCTGGACTTGATTTGTGTTAATCATTCGAAATCTCCCTGAACTTGATCCCGGACTTGCTCCCAGACTTGATCTACGACTTGATCCCGGACTTGATACAGGGCTTGATTCATATCCATCATTTATCGTCCTCTCGAACTTCGATCACAACAGTATCCGTTCATCATAAATACATAATACGAATTGCCTCGAACAATGTCAACACTTTTTTTTTAAAAAGAGGAAAAATGTCTCAAAATTTTTTATCACCTATCGGATTTCGGTTCGTTCTCAAACGCGCACCAAAGATTGAATATTATATTCAATCAGCAAACGTGCCATCACTAACCGCTGGATTTGCTCCCGTGCCCACACCATTCCATAATCTGTCTCTCAGTCCGGATAAGTTAGAATATGGTGATTTTTCTATCTCGTTTCGCGTTGACGAAAATATGCAAAACTACTTAGAAATATATAACTGGTTAACAGGCATGACTTTCCCTGATAATTTTGATCAATACACTAATATCACAACAAGAAATCAAGGTGATTCTTCTGGTATATACTCTGATGCTACTCTTACAATTCTAAACTCTTCAATGAACTCTAATATAGAGATTGGGTTCGAAGATTTAATACCTGTTTCCATTAGTGATATTCAGTTAGACGTTAAATCGTCTGATATAAATTATGTTGAAGCAACAGCATCCTTTAAATATAAGAGTTTCACAGTTAATGTAATTTAAAATGGAGTTTTATTATGAAAGTTGGCTTTACTGCATCAGCGTTTGACTTACTACATGCTGGACACATCATTATGTTGAAAGAAGCAGCGAGTGTGTGCAACTATCTGATTTGCGGGTTACAGATTGATCCATCTAAAGATAGATCGGAAAAGAATAAGCCAGTTCAATCAATCGTTGAACGGTGGACGCAACTCTCTGCTGTTAAGTTTGTGGATGAAATAATTCCATACGAATCTGAGACCGATTTGTTAGACATTCTCCAAAGTTATCCAATCAATATTCGTATTCTTGGTGAAGAATATAAAGAGAAAGATTTCACAGGTAGAGTATATTGCGAACAGAATGGTATTGAATTGTATTTTAATTCGCGAAAGCATCGATTCTCATCCTCTGAACTTCGTAGAAGAACAGAGAACCACGCAAAGAATATTCCCATTCTCTCCGAAAATGACACACTTAAAGTTACAGCCCACGGATACGACTATGAGACGGTATACGTCTAATGAATCTTGATGAAATTCATATGGAATGGGAAGAAGATACTGATATTGACCCATCCAATTTGACAGAAGAGTCAAGAAAAATACCTAAACTTCACGCAAAGTATTACCGATATTATACATACGAACATACTATTCAACGCAAACTAGAAGCAGATTTAAAGCGTCTATATGTATTGCGGACAGAATGGTATGACGGTTCTATGGCTGAAGAAGACCTTAAAGAACTTGGTTGGGAACCATGTCTCAAGCGTATACCAAAAGGATATGTTAAAGACACTCTTGAAGCAGATTCGCTCATTATCAAAATGAAACTGAAAATCGGTGATCAAG